CTTACAAGAATTCAATAACTTCAGTTGTGTATCAAGGTGCAAAAAATGATTCCAGCCCAGCGTCTCACGCTATATTCGAAAAATTTATCCAGCCACTATGGACCCAGTGCATTCATGCATGGAAAATCCCATTACGTCGAAAGGGCGCAGTCTCCCCGCTCATGGCCTCAATCTTGGATCGGCCAGGGAAATCTAAGCCCGTAGAGAAAGAAATTACGCTATCAAGTTTGACGGACAATGGTACAACGCTCCAAAATGTTCTCAATAATTACATAGCTGCAAATGTGGTGAATAAAGTAATGGACACGACGCAACTGATCGTCTCATATGCTTCTGACGTGATCACTGTCCAGAAACTGGATTCGTACCCTAATAATGCAGTATTGCTTATAGGAAATGCGCATGTAAAGTCGATAGTGCACGGGCTTTCTGCACTGGGGTACAAATAAAATAATAATCATTGTAAATGAGCCGCGTTCTAACTCTGCTAGCAAAGCGTGACGAATTTGTCAAAGGTTGTGGGCCACAAGAAGGAATGGCTGCAACTCTTCAAAAGCGCGAAGATAAAGGAAAGAAGGATCAGCAAAAGCGTCTAGTGAAACAAATGAAAAAACTCAAACTTGCTGAATGTGCAGAAAAACCACCACCTCCAGTTAGGAGAAAGGTTGGAGAGATGCCCCGTGGTGAAAAACGACTTGTACGACAGCTTCAAGTTGCTGGGAAGAAGTTTGTACCCCCGCCGGATTCGCCCGCTGGCTCAGCAAAGTCCAACCATGGCTCAGCAAAGTCCAACCATGGCTCAGCAAAGTCCAACCATGGCTCAGCAAGGTCCAACAAGTCTGGCACGTCCAACCAGGGCTCTGCAAGGTCCAATGTGTCCAGCCAGGGCTCAGCAAGGTCCAATGCGTCCAACAAGGGCTCAGCAAGGTCCAACAAGGGCTCAGCGGAGAAAATGGACAAGCTGATTCAAAAGCTCAAGGAATCGTATGCCGCAGAAGAAGGGAAAAAGCGCCACACAAAGCGCACCAAACCAAAGTAATTAATGTTTCACTTTTTTCACGTTGAGCGTGAGCGAGTTCTTTTTGCGACCAGCGTTAGGGTCTAGCTTTTCAAAATCACCACTGTCATGATTTGGGTTGTATTTACTTTTGTGACATTGCCAAAATTGCGCATTCCCGATCCGAAAATCCCCTGGGTGAAGAAGGCGAGCTTTGTACCAAAAGACGACGTCCTCAATCTTGTTGCTCTTGGAAGTATTATCAAGGACGAGGCATTCATAGTTTTCGGTGCACGCCGTCATGACTTGATTGAACATGTCAAACGTTGGGAAAATGCCAAAAAAGTTTTTGTACAGCTTTTCCCTATTCTGAATAATATTTTCTCGCAAAATGTAGACGTAGTCAATGTTTGCCCTAAGGTCGGGGCTTAAATCCATGCAATACTGCATGGTGAGCATGAACATTATGTTCCAGTGACGGCCATTCATGAAGATTGCGCGAATACACTTGTCGCGGATCATTTTTTTGTCGTACATGCAATCGTCAAGGAGAATGAACACGTTGTTGTTTGGTATCTTGTTTTTGCACATGTGACGCTGTCGGGTAATCACCTTTTCAATAGTTTCTCTATCATAGTCGTTGTAAATGAATAGATCGGGTACAAATGATTGATAGTACGAGTTGCCTTCTTCGGTTCCGGACATGACTATGCCAACTGGAATGTTCCTCTTGTGATACAGCAAGTCGGTAACGAGCACAGTTTTCCCTGTATTGCGCTTGCCAATCAACACACACACCCGATTATCCGCAATTCCTTTAGGATCGAACTTTTTGAGTTGCAAATTCATATAGTGGGCACATAAAATGCACTTCGCGTTGTAGCGCACTAGGATTTTTTTCTTTGCTAACTGTACAAAAATGTCTGGTGCAATGCTTCAACTTGCAGGTCAGGGTGCTCAAGATGTGTTTCTCAGCAAAGACCCCGAAGTATCCTTCTTCAAAGCGGTATACCGCCGTCACACAAACTTTGCCATGGAGTCCATTCTGCAAACAGAGAACGGCAACGCAACCTTTGGTAACCGCGTGGCCTTCACCATCAGCCGCAACGGCGATCTGATTAACGACATGGTGCTCGAAGTGACCGTCCCTGCAGGAACTGCGGCTCAGTGGAACACCCACTCTGTTGGCCATTCTATCATTAAACACGTCACCCTTGAAGTTGGCGGTCAGAAAATCGACGAGCACTCTGGCACGTGGTTGGAAATCTGGTCTGAGCTCACAACTCCTGAAGGCAAAGTGGCAGGTTTCAACAAAATGGTGGGCAAGAAATCCGATAGTGTGTTCGTCGGGTCAGTGCCCGACGACGCCGCTGCCGCCAACGCAGCTGGTACAAAACTCTACATCCCGCTTCATTTTTTCTTCAACCGTAACCCAGGTCTCGCCCTGCCCCTGATTGCCTTGCAATATCACGAGGTGAAGGTATCTGTGACTTTCAACGATAGACCAAGTGGATTACTGGGCGACCTTCAGCATGTAAAATTGTACACAAACTACATCTTCCTTGACACGGACGAGCGTCGCATGTTTGCTCAAAACAAACACACAATGCTAATCCAGCAAGTGCAGGACAACGGTTGTGAATCACTTACAACAACAGTAGCATCCAGCTGTGGATCCAACAACAGGTCACGCCTGAACTTCAACCACCCAACCAGTGCTTTATTCATGGTAACAACAGCAGACAACGGGGAAATGCTTGACTTCACGGATGGAATCAATGAAATGGTCCTACAGCTCAACGGCTCAGATCGCTTCAGCAAGCGCGACGGCGCGTATTTCCGATATGTACAGCAGTACCACCATTTGTCCCGCATATCCACCAAGCAAATCTACATGTACTCTTTTGCTCTCAACCCAACTGAACATCAGCCGTCTGGTACACTGAACTTCTCCCGCATTGACAACGCAATGATTAATCTTACGGCAACGAGTGTTGGGGAGAACCTCCACGTGTTCGGCATGAACTACAACGTGTTGAACATCCAGTCAGGCATGGCAGGTCTCGCGTTTGCAAATTAAATAGTTAATACTGTACATGGACAACTATACAAAATCAAAAGGTGATGTGTACCTCAGGGCACTTTTGCTCGGTGGAGGGTTGCTTCAGCTGTCAAGTGCGTTATTCAACAAAAACGCATTTGTGTACTTGGGAAAGCATGGGCCGCGCGTAGGAGCCCTTGTGATTGGACTCTGTGCACTGTTTCTGATTCGACGAGACTATTTCCTACCGTTCCTGGGTCAATCGGTGTTTCCAATGCATGCGCTAAACAGTAAGCAAATTCCATATGGCGCAAATGTATCAAAACAGGTACGTGTGCAACCAAATGCAAAGGTGGTGTATTGGGCAGCAGAGCCGTGCAGCCGCGAGTCGCAGTGCACCCCGCCTGTTGGGGTGTGGGAGGCTTACGGAGAGTATCGCAATGCAGGCGTCACAACTGCAGACAAGGAAGGAAACGCAACGCTAAAGGTGCGTTCGCCTCAATCGTACGTGGTCCCAAACAAAGGGGGCGCAATTTCTCCGCACATCCACTACAGGTACTTTCTAAACGAAGGGATGCTGTCTGACGTACACACGGTATCACTTTAGATTCGCTTGCATTTTGATTTGATGGAAGGGTGTTTGAACACCCTTAGCTCCGAGTATCGGTAATAAATGGAAAAGAGAAACATGGTGAATGTCAAAATGATTGAGAATAGGTATGTTGGTGAAGTCGATTTCAGATAATCAGTCACAGACTCATTGTAGCTCAGCAAAACGAACAGGAGAGACATTATTTGACCCACGAAAAATGTGCGGGAGAGTCGTATGGGCATGAGACGTTTTGACACAAATACGTCAGACGCTGCAAAAATGACGGGCGTTACAAATGTAAGCATGACGGGAAATGTGGACTTTTCCTTGTGCACTGACTCTACAAGATACAAAATTCCCGGCGAAGCCGCAAACACAAACTCGGATACAACTTGGAAAAACGCCTCACGCGGCTGATTCTTCATGAGCGTATCCCATATGCGCTCTTGAAGCACGCGTGCAACGTCGTTTGTTGAGCAGCTCATATATATGGTAAACTTAGATTTTTGTAATACTTAAGGGTTCTCAGATATATTTACGTGTATACAATGGGAGGGTTCTCTGCGGCTGAACGCCAGCAAGTATGGCTTCACCACTGCGGTCCAATATTTTCTTCCAAATGCTCAATAAAATGGTGCACAAATGTGATTTCAGTGTTTCAATTTCATTGCGGCCATGACATACCCGAAAGTAAGGGTGGGTCCAAAAATATGAAGAATATATTTCCGATATGTTCCAGCTGTAACTTGAGTATGGGAACGACGTCCATTCGTGCGTGGAACAGGCGGTATGCGCCTTCATTCGAGTGCAAGCCAGTCGTAAATGTACATGCACTCGTTTCGTGTATTATCGTCGCGCTCATTTTTTGTGGCGCAATGTATGGATTGGAAAGCCCCCCTGTGCTGCTCCCATGTGCCACTTGAATGGTCGTGTACATCGTTGGTATGCCCGATGGTAATGTTTGGCGTTACGCGAGCAAAGGTAGACGCGCTCGAAGGACACGTGTATCCATCGTGGATACCTTATGCGTGCGGATACTGCGGATCGTTTGCTATTGGCACAGCATCATTTGCAATATACGGCCCGTCGATACTTTCCTCTATTGGCTATCAGTTGTCACCTGACGTAGCAGGTGGAATCGGGTCTTTATGCGGGCATATCTGTACGGGACTCTACGCTGGTTCACACCGAACGAGCCTGCGTGAAAAATATGGTATACGGGGTTCGCAGTATGGGGATTTCTTGACACACTGCGCAGTATCACCTCTTGCGCTCTGCCAGGAGGCTGCAGAGGTGCACCATCACAGCGAACAACGCGCGTGTGACATCCATGAAGACTCGTATATTGCTGTGAAACCCCACGCTCCGTTTGAAAAATAAAGTTCGTTATACTATGAAAAAGTGCAGAAATAACTCCATCGTTATTGCAACTTTTGTATGTATGCTGGCTGCAGCAATTGGCTACATTTTATACTTGCGCAATAAGAAACCCAGCAAAGATCTGCAAATAGCACCAGCACCAGCACCAGCGGTGCAGAAAAGTCAAGCAAATCCAGTTCAAGTTCGAATTGAAGAACCGATTTTTCAGCGTCAGCGACGGGAGCCATTCAAACAACTTGGGCTCATATATAGTGGCACACTCATGCTGCCGCTATTCGGACGACCCACATTTCCGCGATCATTCACGTATCATTACTACACCCTGTACAACGACACGGCTTCATCATATGGGCTAAGACTTGCCTTACAGTCAAGTAAGCGAGCGTGCATGGAGACTGCTGGGTGCAAAGAAGTGTACGACGGCGATACGCTATATTCGGAAGAACTAGACACTCACTTTACAGTAAAGCTTTACAATCAATACTTTGAATACTGAGATTTTCTTGAATGCGGATCAGTGTTTTTTTGTATTCAAACTTAGTACTTGGCAACGCGTCATGTAGCCGCACTGTGACTTTCCATCGTTTATCAGCTACATAGCTACATTCAACAACTGCTGGATCATCAGGGGCGTCGTCAATCTTCACCTTCACGGCTGCAAGTTCGTCTCCGTTTGCAAGGTACACCTTTCCTGATTTCAACGTGAATCGCACAACATTTGCAGGGTGTAATGTGAAAACGTTTTGCAAATTAGCTGATAACAAAATGTGTAATCCAGTCAGCTGGTGTTGTACGCTATCGCGTAATGGAGTATACTGTGCTAGCTGTAATGTTATTGGAATGTCACGCACTGCATGTATCAAAGTGCTGCACGCGCGCTGTCTTGTTTCAAAGTCACGGGAGCTAATATCAGTTCCACAAATCGCAATGCAATCGTACAACGTGAACACATTATCTACGAGCGTGCCGTACGCCAGCGAGCCTTGAAAGCATGCTTTTGAAGCAACAGCGCTGGTATATAAGCTGTCTACAGCCCCGTGTGCAATGGTAAAGCACCGATTGGAATTCTCGCACGTCACAAAGCAGAGACCTGTCAACGAATCAACCTGCAACGGTGCAGTGTAATACCTGTGTTTTTCGAATTGAGCAAAGTGCTTGCGTTCTAGGCCAACCAAAGTTGGTAACAGAGTCTTTGTATTGCACAACGCACTTGCTAGTTGTACACTCATTGTAATCTTACTACACTCAGTTTTTAAGTACTTAAGAATCTTAGGAGCACTACACATATGCTGAAGGCGATTCAATTTGGCACATTGGGCACAGAGGACGTCAAACGAATATCTGTAGCTCACATTGTGACGCACGATGTGTTTGAAAAAGGTATTCCAAAGCACGGTGGTTTATCTGATTTGCGCCTAGGAACCATAGACCGGCAATTCTATTGCCAGACGTGCAAGCAGGATGCGTTGGGATGCTCCGGTCACTTTGGGCACATAGAGCTTGTGCATCCCGTATACCACGTGAGTTTTGTCAGAAGCATTGCCAAGCTACTGCAGTCCATATGCGTCGAGTGCAGCACGCCATTGGCTCCAATACACACTGATACCAAATTGAAAATGTCGAAGCGATTCAGACACGCGTGCGACAGTTGCAAATCGCAAACAACGTGCCCAAGCTGCGAAGCACTCCAGCCAAAAATTGCATGTGAAAAAGGTGAAATTACGTGTGACGGAGCAGCAATGGATCCCCAAAAAGTGCTTGTTGTGCTCACTGCAATGAGCCAAGAGACGTGCAGTGCGTTTGGATTTACAGAGCACAGCCACCCGAAGAACGGAATACTTGAGGTCTTGCTGGTGCCTCCGCCGCACGTGAGGCCGTCGGTGAGCATGGACGCTGCACTAAAATCGCAAGACGATCTCACGCACAAGCTGAGTGAAATCATCAAGGCGAATGCGGCGCTGGCAAAGGGCGATTCACAAGTTGCACGGGAGCTGTTGCAATATCACGTGACGACGTACATTGACAACGGGTTACCAGGTATCGCGCAAGCAACACAAAGATCTGGGAGGCCAATAAAGGCAATCTGTCAGAGACTGAAGTCAAAGGAGGGGCGCGTCCGTGGAAATCTCATGGGTAAGCGCGTAAACTTTTCTGCACGAACCGTCATCACCGCCGAACCGAGCATTGACCTGGACGAGCTCGGCATTCCATGGGTCATTGCAAAAACCCTCACGTATCCAGAAACTGTCACCAAGTTCAACATTGCGCACCTGCAAACCTATGTGAACAACGGCGCCGATCCTCCGTTTGGAAAGGTTGGCGTTCGCCTGGTGCACCAAGGCGGAATTCAGAAAGATGTTCGATTCGTAACGGGGCTGCGACTGAGTATCGGAGACGTGGTGGACAGGCACTTGAAAGACGGGGACGTCGTCGTATTCAACCGTCAGCCGTCACTTCACAAAATGTCCATGATGGGCCACACAGTGCGCGTGATGCACCACAACACGTTCCGAATGAACGTATGCGCCACCACTCCATATAACGCGGACTATGACGGTGACGAAATGAATATACACGCTCCGCAATCTGAGGCTGCCCGGGCAGAGATTAAGGATCTCATGATGATTTCCAAGTGTATGGTGAGTCCTCAGGCAAACAAGCCGGTTATTGGGATTATTCAGGACGCACTCCTTGGTTGTCACAAAATCACAAGCAGGGACGTTTTCATTACAAAAGAGCACTTTTGTGACATTGCGTTCCGCCTCGGTTGTAACACGCTGCCGCGCCCAGCAATGATCAAGCCAATCGTGTTATTTACAGGCAAGCAGTTGCTTAGCATGGTGTTCCCTGAAAAGTTTGACTTTGTTCGCAGCGGCGCTTTGCACACGAACGAAGACATTCACCTGATCAACGACGGACTTGTGACAATAAAGAATGGATATATTCTCACCGGGCAATTGTGTAAGCGTTCGCTTGGTACTTCCGAGGGCGGTATTGTGCACTTGCTTTGGTTGGAGTACGGAGCCAACGTGGCGTGCAAATTTGTGAGCAACGTGCAATACGTAGTGAACACCTGGCTTGAGCGTCACGGTTTTTCAATTGGAGCACCTGACATTTTCATTGATGCCGATACTGAAGTGAATGTTCGAGGCGCTATATCAGCTGCAAAGCAAAATGTCAAACAGATGCTTGCTGTTGCAACCGATAGCTCGCAGTTTGAGAATAATATAAACAAAGTGCTGAACAATGCAATGTCACAGGCTGGAGTGCACGTTCAAAATGGACTAGACGCGAACAACAATATTAACACTGCAGTGACTGGTGGCTCAAAGGGATCCATGTTCAATATTGCGCAAATTATGGGATGCGTCGGGCAGCAAAATGTAAACGGAAAGCGGCTCAGTCTAGGATATACTGACCGCGTGCTTCCACACTTTGCAAAGGGCGACTTTGGTCCAGAAGCGCGAGGATTTGTGGAAAATTCTTACAAAGACGGGTTGAAACCTCACGAATTCTTATTTCACGCAATGGGCGGGCGCGAGGGCATTGTGGACACTGCAATCAAAACAGCAGAAACTGGCTACATTCAGCGCCGGCTCATCAAGGCTATGGAAGATCTCAAGGTTGACGTGAATAAAACGGTGCGCAACTCCATTGGCGACGTTGTCCAGTTTGTGTACGGGTCTGACGGGTTTGACGCAACATTTCTGTCAAAGCACACGCTGCAATACGCCAACGACGAGCAATTTCAAAGACGCTTTGTTCACCAAGACGCACCACCTGACGAGATTACAGAGCTTGAGCACATTATGCATACACTGGATGGTAACCCGCAAATTATACACAGCCCACTGCTGCTGGATAGGATTCACATTCCTCATTCTAGCAGCCCAGCATGCCCGTCGCACATATATGAAAACATGACAAAACTGTGCAATTCG